TTTCGTCCTTCCTCTCTCCGACACAGTCGATAGTCCACCAAGACAGTCCATTTACAGCCAAACCAGTCCAGAACTAACCCGATGCCAGCCAAACGATCCAAAGCCTTACGAGGGGCAACCAAACCACGCATCCAGTCAATCCCAATCAAAGGCAAATCTAAGCTCGATGACGTAAAGCAACTATGCGAGATTATCGGCATGCCTCTATTGCCATGGCAAGAACACGTGCTGAAAGATATGCTGACTGTGGATGCTAAAGGCAACTGGATACGCAAGACAAACCTGCTACTTATCGCTAGACAAAACGGCAAGACCCATCTAGCGCGTATGCTCATCCTCGCCCACCTCATCAAGTGGGACTCACGCAACGTTCTGATCATGTCATCTAATCGAAGCATGGCTCTAGACACCTTTAGACAAGTAGCTCAAGTATTGGAGAACAATGACCACCTCAAAGGCTTCGTTAAGCAAATCCGCTATGCCAACGGCACAGAGTCTATTGAAATGCTGGATGGAAGAAGGCTGGATGTTGTCGCGGCTACTAGAGACGGCTCTCGCGGAAGAACTGCGGACTTTCTCTTCATTGACGAGCTCCGAGAAATCAACGAAGAAGGCTTTCGAGCCGCTATCCCAACAACTAGAGCGCGCCCAAACTCTCAAACGCTGCTTACATCAAATGCAGGAGATGCTTTCTCTGTAGTCCTCAACGGCATGAGAGAAAGAGCGTTGGAGAACCCGCCAAAGAGCTTTGGCTTTTACGAGTACAGCGCACCGCAGTATTGCAAGATCACAGACCGCCAAGGATGGGCTCAAGCAAACCCAGCACTCGGCTATACGATAAGCGAGGAAGCACTTGAAGAAGCTGTTGCGACTAGCCCTATTGAAAACACTAGAACAGAGTTGCTATGCCAATGGATTGACTCTCTGGCTAGTCCGTGGGCTCATGGAATTCTTGAAGAAACAAGCGACTCAACACTCACGATTCCTGTGGGCGGCTATACTGTCTTTGCATTCGATGTCAGTCCGTCTCGTAGAAATGCGTCTTTGGTTGCTGGGCAAATACTCCCAGATGGTCGCATTGGAGTTGGAATCCTACAAACGTGGGAAAGCCAAGTAAGCGTTGATGATCTAAAGATTGCAGTCGATATAAAGGCTCACGCAGACCTCTATCGACCTCGTCAGATTCTCTTTGACAAGTACACAGCCCAGTCGATAGCCGACAAGCTCTCAAACGCAGGGCAGATAACTCAAGACATTAGCGGCGCATCCTTCTATCAGGCTTGCGGTGACCTGCTCGATGCTTTGGTCAATAAGCGACTAGTCCATGCAGGGCAGAGCAACTGGATTCAGCAGATGAATAACTGCGCAGCTAAGGTAAACGATTCGGCTTGGCGTATCGTAAAGCGCAAGAGCGCGGGCGATGTCTCTGGTGCTATTGCAACCGCGATGGTTGTCCATATGCTTTACAAACCACAACAGGTAGCGGCTATATACACAGAATAAACTATATGTAGTGTATAATTACACCTCTATGGGCATCTTTTCGCGTAAGCCGCAAATCTTAGAGGCGCAAGCAGCTCCTCAAGTAATGGGTGAGAACCTTCCATCCATTTACAGCTCTTTAACCCTACGCGTGTCTCGCAAGGATGCAATGTCAGTCCCTAGCGTGGCAAGAGCCCGCAACCTAATCTGTGGCACAGTCGCATCTATTCCACTTGAGTATTACAGCAAGAAAACAGGCGAGAAGATTGCTGCACCTAAATGGATCAACCAACTTTCAGGCAACCAGCCATCATTCGTTACCCTCACATGGATCGTAGATAGCCTTCTATTCTACGGCGTATCTTACTTGCGAGTAACCGAGCGTTATGCAGAAGATGGCAGACCTTCACAGTTTGAGTGGATTGCTAACTCACGCGTTACCTTCACAACTGATCTAGAAGGCATTTACGTCACCCAGTATTACGTTGATGCAGCACCAATTAGCATGAACGACATTGTTACTATTCAAGGATTTGATGAGGGCGTATTAGAACGCGCTGGTCGCACTATTCAGTCAGCGATTGACATCAACAAGGCTGCTGCTATCGCATCTGCAACCCCAATGTCTAGCGGCATCTTGAAGAACACAGGCGCAGACCTACCACCAAACGAAGTCTCTGGGTTGCTAGCTGCGTGGAAGCGTAGCCGCCAAAATAATTCGACTGCTTATCTCACTAGCACCCTAGAGTTCCAGTCCACACAGTTCTCACCAAAAGACATGATGTACAACGAGGCGATTCAAAACCTTTCGACTGAAATCGCTCGCGCCATGAATGTCCCTGCTTACTACTTGTCAGCAGATCAGAACACAACGATGACTTATGCCAACGTGCAAGATGAACGCAAACAGTTCTTTGCGCTAAGCATTGAGCCTTATGTACAGGCAGTTCAAGCACGTCTTTCAATGGATGACATCTCTACATCAGGTCATGAAGTGCGCTTTGCAGTCTTTGACACATTCCTCAAGAACGACCCACTTGTAGAGCTACAGGTTTTGGAGAAGTTGCTATCTCTTGGCTTGGTGACTCCAGAACAGGCTATGGAAATGACAGATTTAACTCCTAACGGAAGCGAAGGACTAAGTTAATGGAAATGCTATATATCGAGGCAGCCTCTATTGAGTGCAGCGAAGAGCGCAGAGAAATCAGCGGCAAGATTGTGCCTATGGGTACAGGCGAAGTCGGCAACACCAATTTAGGTGGAGTTGTATTCGAGGCTGGTTCTATCGACATCGAAGATCCATCAAAGATTAAGCTGCTTAGCCAGCATGACATGAAAAAGCCAGTTGGGCGCATGGTTACAGCCACAGTCCGACCAGACGGCATTTATGCCACATTCAAGTTGTCACGCTCTACAGGTGGCAACGATGCTCTCGTCATGGCGCAAGAAGGTCTTGTCTCTGGCTTGTCAATCGGCGCAGAAATTATTTCATCAGCACCATCACGCAACGGACACACAGTAGTCACAGCAGCAAAACTCAAAGAAGTTTCTCTAGTAACCGAGCCAGCCTTCAAGTCTGCTCAAGTATTAGAGATCGCAGCAGAGGAAGTAATCCCTGCTGAAACCCAACCAACAGAAAGCGAGCCAGTCGTGGAAGATACCACACAGGTAGAAGCTCCAGCAGTTGAAGCAGCGGCAGAAGAAGCGGCTCGCCCAACAGTTGCAGCATCACACTATGTACGCGAGCGCGTTGCACCAATCACAGGTGTGCAATACCTCGAAGCCTCAATCAAGGCAGCCCTAGGAGATGACGAAGCACGCCGCGTAGTACGCGCAGCAGATGACTCAACATCAACAAACACAGGTCTTACCTTGCCACAGCACCTTAACAACTTCATCACAGATACATTTAGCGGTCGCCCTGCTTTCGAGGCAGCGACCCGTTCAGCACTTGTAGATAGCGGGATGTCATTTACTGTCCCTCGACTTTATACCAATGCGGCATCACCAGACACAGCACCTACAGTTGCTGACACGAACGAAGGTGCAGCACCATCAGAAACAGGCATGACATCTGCTTATGACACAGTAAACATTAACAAGTTCTCTGGTTTGCAGCGTGTGTCATTCGAGCTTATCGACCGCTCATCACCTGCGTTCATGGAACTCATGATGGCAGAACTTCGCAAGGCATACGAGAAGGCAACAGATGCTGCTCTCCTTGCAGAGTTCATTTCATCAGGTACAACTGCTGCAACAACAGCAGCAACAGCCGCAGGACTTCAGTCCTTCATCTCAACAGAAGCAGCAGCAGCCTATAAGGGCACAGGCGGAGACTTCGCTAACAAGCTCGTTGCATCAACAGACCAATGGGCAGCAATCACAGGTTACGCTGACTCAACAGGTCGCCCACTTTACTCTGCACAGGGTTCAACACAAAACGCAGCAGGTAACACAAGCCCATCAGCAGTTGTCGGTAACGTTCTCGGAACTGACCTCATCGTTGATCACAACATTGCAGCATCAGGCATCGTAGATAACTCTGCTTTCCTCGTTGCACCATCATCAGTTTACGTCTGGGAGTCACCAACAACCCAGCTTCGCGTAAACGTTCTTACATCAGGAGAAGTAGAAATCAACCTCTACGGATACCTTGCAATTTACCTTGCGAAAAGCGGCAAGGGTGTAAGAAAGTACAATCTAGTCTAATCAACTAGCCCTAAGTCGCTAGGGGGGCTGCCAGAGCCCTTGCAGCTCCCCTAGTCTTTAGAAAGGTCAATATGTCTATCACAACAGTTGCAGAACTTCGCACAGCACTTGGCATCGGTACTCTTTACACCGATGCTGTCTTGCAGTCCGTCTGTGACGCTGCCGATAACGTTATGTTGCCTTTTCTATGGACTAACACGACTCCAGTAATCGGGCACAGCAACACAGCCACAACAGGCACTTCATTCTTTAGCGATTATGTGCAAGATGTGTTCTACGTTGGTGAGACAGTAGTTCTCACAGGGTGCGGATCTAAACACAACGGCAGCAAGACCATTACAGGCGTTGGCGAGAAGTCAATTACCTACGCTATCTCTGGCAACAACAACACGCCTACTACTTACCATCCAATCAACCCATTTGGCACATTGTCAGCCGATACCTACGTTGATTACACAACCATCCCTGCTATTCAGGAAGCCAGCCTCATGATTGCTGTGGCTATCTGGCAAGCACGTCAAGCACCAACAGGACAAGGCGTATCTATTGACGGCTTTGCTCCAAGCCCATACACCATGTCTAACCAGCTCATGGCTCGCGTTCGTGGCTTACTTGCACCTTATCTTAGCCCTAACTCTATGGTGGGCTGATGCCAGCGATAACCACCTTACGCTCTAGCATTGCAGCAGCTCTTACTGATAACACAAAGTGGTCAGTATTCTCATTCCCACCTGCAACGCCTATTGCTAACTCTGTAATCGTCAGCCCTGCTGATCCATACATTGTGCCAAGCAATAACGACTATACGGCTATTGCGCCATTGGCTAACTTTCAGATTTCTATCCTTGTGCCATTGCTCGATAATCAGGGCAACCTTGCTGGCATCGAGGATGACGTAGTACGAGTATTTCAATTACTCGAAGCATCTAGCATTGTCTTTAACGTAGGAAGCGTAAGCGCACCTGCTGTGCTCAACCTGCCTACTGGAGACCTGCTCACCTGTAACGTGCAGGTGAGCACCCTAACGGAATGGAGCTAACCATGTCAGATTGGGAAAAGGAGCGCGACGCTTTTCTAGTGAAAATCGGACAAGCTCCAGCAGCCAAGGAAAAACCAACTACCAAGAAAGATGAGGAATAACTGAAATGGCAGTATTTCTAAACAATGGCGTACAAGTAACAGTCAATTCAGTAGACTTGTCTGACCACGTCACAGCAGTAACACTTAACCGCACATTCGATGAACTCGAAGTTACAGCGATGGGCGATTCAGGACACAAGTTTGTCAAGGGTCTTGAAGCCGCATCACTTACAATCGACTTCCTCAACGACACAGCAACAGGCGAAGTATTGCAGACACTTGCTGCTGCATACGGCACAAACGTAACAGTTACACTTAAGCAGACCTCTGCTGCAACATCAGCGACAAACCCTCTTTACACAATGACATGCCTAGTAAACAACCTCACCGACATTAACGGCGCAGTTGCAGACCTTGGCACACAATCTGTAACTTGGAACGTCTCTGGTACAGTAGCAGTCACAACAGCGTAAGAAGGAGATAAAGGGCTATGGCAAAACTCAAAGTAACAAGGGCTGACGGACAGGTGCAGGAGTTTGAGATAACTCCGCTACTCGAGTACAGCTTTGAGCAATATGCTAAGAAAGGCTTTCATAAGGCACTCATTGAAGATCAGAAGCAATCTGATGTCTATTGGTTGTGCTGGGAAGCAATTAGACGTTCGGGTGAGACAGTCAAACCCTTCGGGGAAGGATTCCTAGAGACTCTCAAGTCAGTTGAGGTCTTAGAGTCTGACCCTTTAGGCTAGATCGGAACTCCGTCACCTATCTTGCAACTAGATTAAGTTACGAGTATGGAGTTCCGTTCAACACCATCGTGGAACTTTCTTCGATGGCTTTCAAGGCTCATATACAGGTATTAAAGGACATAGCGAAGGAGCAAGCTGATGCCAGTCGAACTAGACGGCGCAATCGCACTTCGTAAAGCCATGAAAGAATACACTCCTGATTTGGCAAAAGAAACCCAGAAAGAAATTGCTGGGCATCTTCGCAAGGTAGTCAATCGTGCGCGTGGCTTTGTGCCATCAGATTCTCCTTTAAGCGGCTGGTCTCAACCTGTAGGCATATGGGAATATCGTGCTTTTAATTCATCAGATGTAAAACGCGGCATTGGATATAGCGCAACTCCTAGTAAGCCTAACAAGCGAGGCTTTAGATCGTTAGCCACAATTTTCAACAAGTCTGCTGCTGGTGCTATTTACGAGACTGCAGGGCGCAAGAACCCACAAGGGCAACCACTTGCGGAGCGTGTCAAGAAATATCGTGAAGGCAAATTTCTTATGGAATGGCAGTCAGACAAGACAGTTAATAAGTCTGCTAATCCTCATGCTGGTCGGCAGTTTATTAACGCGCTGCCGCCATTGGTTGATTCACAGCAATCCAACAGCGCAGGGCGTAGAACCCGTAAGACTAAAGGTCGCTTGATGTTTAGGGCTTGGGCAGAGGATCAGGGCAAGACCACAGCAGCAGTAGTCAAGGCTATTCAGAACGCCAATATGGCAGTAGTAAAGAAAACTAATGCCAGAGGCGAAATTGAGTTCAGAGGAAGGAGCAAGTAATGGCAGGCATGACAGACCTAGCAATCCGCATTGCTACCACTCTTGATTCAACAGGATTAAACAAAGCTGATAAGTCAGTTAAGAGCTTTGAGAAAACCATCAAAGGGCTAGGCAGAACTCTAGGCATAACCCTTAGCGCGACAGCAGTAGTAGCCTTTGGCAAGAAGGCTGCACAAGCATTTATTCAAGACCAGAAGGAAGCAACGCGCCTAGCAACGGCAGTTAAAAACTTAGGGCTTGAGTTTGCTAATCCAGCAATTGCTTCTTATATAGATCGTTTAGCAATGGCATCTGGAGTAGCCGATGGACAACTGCGACCAGCATTTCAGGCGTTGCTCACCACTACAGGTTCGCTTACTAAGAGCCAAGAATTGCTTACTCAAGCCATCGACATTTCAGCAGCTAGCGGGGTCGCGCTAGAAACAGTCGCACAAGATTTAGCTTCTGCTTACGTAGGTAATACTCGCTCACTTCGCAAGTACAACCTTGGACTTACACAGGCTGAATTAAAAGCCAAGAGTTTTACAGAGATTCAGGCATTACTTAATAAGCAGTTTAGCGGCGCAAACGCAGCTTACTTGGATACTTACGCAGGCAAGATTTCAATGCTGGGAGTAGTAGCGGGCGAAGCGCAGGAACAGATAGGTCGAGCAGTCATTGACTTGGCTATGGCATTTACTGGAGCAAGCGATATTGACGATTTCGTTAATAAGATTGAAAGCGCAGCAAGCAAAATAGTTGCAATCATTGACAGAATTACTTTAGGCATCCAAATTATCCGAGCATGGCTTAGCGGCAAAACTTGGTCTGATAGCGCAAAGAAGGCTGGCGATGCTTGGCTAGAAGGCTGGAACGCCAAGATGCGCCGCGATTACATGAAAGCTTGGGAAGGTATAGATATACCTTTGACAGCCAACCAATCAGCAGCAGCTAAAGCAGCAGAGGCAGCCGCTAAAAAGCGAGCCCAAGAAATTGCAAAAGCCACAGCAAAGAACACAGCAGAACTTAAGAAGCAAAACGCACTAAAGAAAATTGGCACAGTATTTGATTTAGAGCAGATTCAATTAGTTGCTGCTCTTAAGGGTAAATTAACCGCAGAAGAAAAGATGCGTATTGAGGCTCAATTGGCTTTGCTCAACGGCAACGAGGCAGTTGCTAAACGCTTAACAAATCAAATTCTCATGGCGCAGGATGCAACAGGCAACTTGTCCAAGTTCCTTGCTGCCCTTCCTAACGCTAAGAACCCATTTGAGTATCTTGATGCGTACCTAAGTTACTTGGCTGGCAAGGCTGCCGCTATTGCAGTCGGCACTCCATTCGGACAAGCCCCACCAAGCGCGGGCGCAACAGCCGCAGTACCCAATGTGCCAGCGACCAACGTTCCTACTATGCCTTCAGATAATATGATTAGTTACAACGTTCTAACTGGTCTTAACTACAACCCTAATGCGAATAACGTAGTAGTTGAATTAAAGATTACAGGCGAAGGCGATGTAACCAACGCCATTGCTAAGGGCTTACAGAACCAGTCTTTATCTACAGGCGATAGCTCTTACATCAACCGCAGAACAGGCGGCTTTGCTGGATGAGCCTACCTGCACAGATAGCAGTCTCCTTTGACTTTAGCTCTGGTGCTACCTTCGGTACGGGCTTTGTCATCGGTTCACCTGATAACGGCGTAATTGGCGTTAATTCATTCGGCTCATCTGATGTAATCATTCCTACAGTTGATCTAACTCCTGATGTTTATAGCATCTCAATCAGACGTGGTCGCAACATCATGAAAGACCAGTATGACGCGGGTACGGCTATCGTGCGTGTTCTTGACCCGCTTGGTTACTTCAACCCACAGAACCCAGCCAGCCCTTACTTCGGCTATCTAGTGCCATTGCGTAAGCTGCGTGTGTCTGCCACTACAGCAACCGCAGACCACTTCCTATTCTCTGGCTATGTTAATGACTACAAGTATTACTTCCCTACTGGGCAAGAGACAGCCTATGTAGATATTCTCTGCACAGATGGCTTCCGTTTATTGCAGATGTCCCAGATTCAGACAGTCGCAGATTCAGGTGCAGGGCAGACCACAGGCACACGACTTAACAAGATTCTTGACGATGTGCAATTCCCTAACTCCATGCGCCAGATAGCCACAGGCGATGCCACCTGCCTTGCTGATCCTGCAACAGTTCGCATTACCCTCGATGCCATTAAAAACGTAGAGTTCTCGGAAGGGCTCGGAGCGTTCTACATGAGCCCAGATGGTTCAGCAATCTTTAAGTCTCGCAGCGAAGTAACCGAGACTCTTGCACCTACAGCAGTCGAGTTCAACCAGACCACAGGCATCCCATACAAGAACCTCAAGTACGCCTTCGATGACAAGCTCATCATCAACGATGTGAAGTTTAACCGCATCGGCGGCACAGTACAGAACGTATTTAGCCAAGATTCAATTGACAAGTATTTCCCACACGCTTTGACACAGGAGAACCTTGTGGCAGAGACCGATGCGCAGGTATTAGGCGCAGCGCAGAACTATGTCAATACTCGCAAAGAGACCACCATCCGTATTGACGAGATGACAGTTGATTTATTAGACCCAGCAGTTCCAACCGATACTCTTATTGGCTTGGATTATTTCGACAATCTAAACATTACTAACGTTACACAAGAAGGCAGCACTATCCAGAAAACCCTGCAAGCACAAGGCTTCGCATGGGACATAACCCCAAACAAGATGAGCGTAACGATTACGACCCTAGAGCCAATTATCGACAGTTTCATAATTGGAAGCAGTACATACGGTATAATCGGACAATCTACTTTTAGTTATCTCTAGGAGCAACATGGCAGCAGGACAAGGATATATTGAGTTTGCAACAGGAGACGTGCTTACGGCTGCTGCTGCTAATGGCTACCTAGCCTCACAGGTAGTAATGGTTTTCGCAGATTCAGCAGCTCGTACTGCTGCAATCACAAGTCCACAAGAAGGCATGATCTCCTATCTTAAAGACACTAATGCCACCCAGTATTATTCTGGATCAGCATGGGTATCAGTAGGCGGCTCTAGCCCATTAACTACTCAAGGTGACCTTTACACATATAGCACAACCGATGCTCGTCTTGGCGTTGGTACTAATGGACAAGTTCTCACAGCAGATTCAACAACCGCAACTGGTCTTAAATGGGCTGCCGCAGCGGGCGGTGGCGGTTACACTTTATTAGCTTCTGGAACTCTGTCTGGAACAAGTCAAAGCATTACCAGCATTTCAGGTTCTTATTACCGTTTAGTAGCAATTTTCGATAACTATTACATAAGCGGAACTGATACAACACCACGCATTAGAATTAACGGGATTACAACAAGCACTTACAATGTGCAAAGATTAAACCCTACAGACGGCACAAATGGTTCTGCGCGGCTAACAAGTGGTTTTCAAATGGACGAAGTTAATGCTGGCACTTCTTCCACAAATGATAACCAAGTTGTTTTAATTATTGACGGCTATGCAAGCAATACTTTCCACAGTTATCAGATGAACTTTAATCCAACTAATGGCAATGAGTATGTGTACTTTGGTGCTAATACTACGATTGGCGATCCAGTAACTTCAATTCAATTCCAAACGCAAAACGGCACAACATCTTGGGCTGGTGGCACTTACGCAGTATATGGAGTTAAATAATGACAAAATCATCATTTACAATATCTGAACACAATGCTGAAACTGGGGAAGTCACAGAACGTCCAATGACTGCACTCGAAATTGAAGCAGCGCAATTAGATGCTCAAGCAGCAGACGAAGCTAAAGCAGCCATCGAAGCAAAAAAGCAAGAAGTCCTTGGAAAACTAGGTCTGACTGCTGAAGAAATATCTGCTCTATTGGCATGACCCCAAAGTTATGCAAAGCGGGTCAGCAGTTGCGGTTGCAGGTCGATGATAGTTACCCAGACCGCGATAGAACCTCGGACGGCTGGATTGGCGATGTACGTCATTCGGCACGTCCTTCTGACCACAATCCTGATGCAAAAGGTATCGTCCGAGCCATTGACATTGACAGGGATTTATCTGGCAAGGCAAAGCCAGACCTCATGCCTGACCTTGCAGATCAGATACGACTTGCAGCGAAACGTGGAGATAAGAGAATCTCTTACATCATCTTCGCAGGGCGCATTGCTTCCTCTCGCATGGGGTGGCGTTGGCGCAAGTATCGTGGACTTAATCCGCATGACAAGCATTGCCATATTAGTTTCACTAAGCAGGGCGATACAGATGGTTCGTTCTTTAATATCCCGATGATAGGCGGCACAGCATGAACATGAAGAATCCAGCAATCCTCACAGCAGGTGCGTTCCTAGCAGCTTGGGGTGCATCTAACTTCGCACTCGACTACCGCTCAATCCTTTGGGCTGTCCTTGCTGGAGTCTTTGGATATGCGAGCCCTAAGCGATGACACAATCAGATTACTTCACCCTCTACATCGCCACAATCTCTATCATCGGTGGCTTGTCAGGCTATGTCATTACCCATTTACTGTCTGAAATTAAGCGCCTCAATGCGCGTGTCGATGAGATTTACAACATACTTCTAGACCGATAATAAAGCCATGGCAAAGAAGCGACCAGTCATAGATTTAGACACCTACAACGCTTTAGATGCTTATGCGATAGCGCTCAACGAGTTCTATAAAAGCTTGCGCAAGGCAGGATTCTCGGAGACTCATGCTTTCTGGATTCTTTCAGATCGTGAAGCCTTCCCAGATTGGTTAATCCCTAACCTGCCTAATCGCATCGACAATATCCCCTACGAAGATGAGGATGACGATTAAGCGAACAGTAGTTATACCTGACCTGCAAGTGCCTTATCACGATGCACACACAGTCCGTAACATTGCTTCTTTCCTTAAAGTCTTTAAGCATGATTCAGTAGTAATTCTGGGCGATGAAATTGACCTTCCTCAAATCAGCAAATGGGAAGAAAACAAGATGGGCTGGTTTGAGCAGACGCTCCACGATCACCGAGAAGAAGCAGTCGAGGTCATCTGGTCGCTCACCCAGTACGCCAAGGAAGCCCATATAACCAGAAGCAACCACACCGATAGACTTTACAATGTCATCATGCGCAAGATACCTGCCTTCCTAGCATTGCCAGAGCTGCGCTATGACAAGTTCATGCGATTCGATGAGCTTGGGGTCTCTTACGAAAAGAAGCCTTATGCCATTGCTAAAGGCTGGATAGCCATCCATGGTGACGAGGGAAGCATCAGCCCACACGCAGGCATGACAGCCCTTACACACGCCCGTAAGATGGGTTTTAACGTCATCTGCGGGCATACTCATAGAGCAGGACAGAGTGCCTTTACAGAGGCTTCTGCGGGCGTTTTAAGGCGTGTTAACAGGGGGATTGACTCTGGGCATCTTATGGACTTAAAACAGGCTCATTACACCCGTGGAACGGCTAATTGGCAGCAAGCCTTTCAGGTCATGACAGAGGATGCCAAGGGCGTACAGGTCGACATGATTAACATTGAAAAAGATGGCACGTTCATAGTGCATGGAAAGCGTTATGGAAGGGTTCGCTAGTCCAGTCTTTGAGGATGAGAATCCTGCTGAAATCGTTATCAGACTGTTATCTAAATCTGGGGGCTGTCGGCATCATCTGATGTAAAGTTCTTTCTGTAAGGCTGGCGAAATCCCCATTGGGAGAGTAGAACTAGAACCAGCCTTACACCTAAAGAAAGGGCTCACAATGACAGTATTACAGTTAATCATTCTGGCAGTAGCAGTCGGATCGTTTGCTATAGGTCGCTACTCTGGATACCACGATGGCTACGTAAAGGGGCGCATTGCAGTTCGCCGCTACTACGAGTCACTAGAGCGAGTTAGTCGATGAACGCACGTGACTACCTCAACGAAGCGAGAGCTACT